GCAATGCATCTGGCGTAGCTCAAATCCAATGGGGTTCTGGCGGCGGAAGCAATGTCAGTTTTGACGTAGCGACCAACCTCAATCCGGCCAATGCTGCCGTTAGCTTGGCCCCAACGGGTACGGGTACGGTAACGATCAATCCGGCTACGGCTGGAACGATTAACGCTATGTCCATCGGCGCGACCACCGCTGCCTCTGGCAAGTTTACGACTCTGGACGCTACAGGCAACGTAGGCTTTGATGGCGGCACGTTTACTTTTAATGACGCGGGTGCCGATAAAGACTTCCGAATTGAAGGCGACACGGCGGCTAACTTGTTCTTTTCGGATGCCTCGGTTGACCGCATTGGAATTAACCAAGGCACGCCGCTTGCTCGTTTGGACCTCAACGGCAACTACGCTTCCAACATCACGGCTATGGCCGCCTTGGACGTTGACTGCTCTACGGCCAACTACTTCACCAAGACTATCAACGGAGCTTCGACGTTCACGTTCAGCAATCCCCCGGCAAGCCGTTCATTTGCGTTTGCACTTGAACTCACTCATACTTCCGGCACCATCACTTGGCCTGCCGCTGTAAAGTGGCCCAAGGATACGGCACCAACTCTAACCACGGGCAAAACCCACATCTTTATCTTTGTCACGGATGACGGCGGCACCCGCTGGCGCGGCGCATCTCTCGTTGACTACGTTAACTAATCATGGACCCGAACATTCTACGACTCGCAATGGGTGCGGCTATTGCTGGTAGCGCAAATAACCTATATGCTTGGGGACGAAACGTAAGGGGGCAACTTGGGCTTGGTGATACAACTGCAAGATCGTCGCCCGTTGAAGTTGGTGCGTTAACAGATTGGTCCGAAGTTGGAACTGGTCAGGAGCACTCTATTGCCGTTAGATCTGATGGATCAATTTGGAGTTGGGGATTTGGACTGTTCGGTCGCCTTGGTTTGGGCAATACCACAAACTACTCCTCTCCAAAACAAATTGGATCTCTTACTGATTGGGCAAAAGTTGGTACTTCCGCAAGTTCTAACAGCAGCGGAGCCATTAAAACTGATGGGACACTTTGGATGTGGGGCCAAAATAGTAATGGAGCACTTGGTCAAGGAAATCTAACTTATCGGTCATCTCCAGTACAGGTTGGTGCATTGACAAATTGGAATCTTGTCAGGCTTGGATCAGGAAATACGTTAGCTATTAAGACTGATGGAACGCTTTGGACTTGGGGACGCAATGACGTAGGTCAGCTTGGACTTGGCAATATTACAAATTACTCATCTCCAAAACAAGTTGGGGCATTAACTACTTGGTCAACTGGTTCTTGTTCAGAATTTTCGTGTTTTGCAATTAGGACAAACGGAACGCTTTGGTCTTGGGGTATTAATACATTTGATTCGGCAGGAATCCTTGGACACGGAGACACAACTAATCGTTCTTCTCCAACTCAAGTTGGTGCATTGACCAACTGGAGCAAGATTAGTGCAGGGGGCTCCCACGTTGTTTCAGTTAAAACAAACGGAACATTGTGGGCTTGGGGCAACAATACCTATGGTCAACTTGGGCTTGGTGATACAACTGCAAGATCGTCTCCGGTTCAAATTGGCTCATTAACCAATTGGAAGGATGTTGCTTGTGGCTCAGGGTTTACTATTGCAGTAAAGACGGACAACACTTTGTGGGCTTGGGGAAAAGGTGCTGATGGTCGCCTTGCTTTAGGAAACACCACAAACTATTCGTCTCCTAAGCAAATTGGCTCCCTTACAAATTGGAATAAGATTGCCTCTGGATACGGCCATACCCTAGCCACAACTCAGTAGCATAAAAGTCTTTACCTTACGGTAGTAGCTGTCAGAAAGGCTAAGTGAGCAACAACTTGCCTAAGCAACTTCACTTCCTTTCCGGCCTTCCGCGTTCTGGCTCTACGGTGCTTGCTGCGATTCTTAATCAGAATCCGCAAACACACGTTTCGACAACTTCTGGCCTTGGTGCCGCACTTGATGCGCTTGCTACCGCATGGCACAAAGAGAGGCTTCTCGATGAGAATGACAAGCCGAGAACTAAACTAGCCAAGGCAATGCGCGGTGTCATTGCTGGCTACTACGATGAAGTAACGACTAAGCCAGTAGTTATTGACAAAGCAAGATCGTGGCCGATGCCCATAATTGTCGGCGCAATGGAACAAGTGTTTGGAGTGAAGCCGCGCATTATTGCAACGGTTCGCGGCGTTCCAGATTGCATGGCATCATTTGTTCGTGTGGCTAAGCCCACCGATCTTGATGAGTTTGTGCATAAGTCTGGACCCGCCGCGCACTTGAAGACTTCATATCAAGTGTTGCAGACTGGCTATACGGCAAATCCCGACTGTTTCTTGTTTGTTGAGTACGAGGACTTGCTTGCCAACCCCAAGCGCGAGCTAAAGCGCATCCATGAGTTCCTTGAGTTGCCGCCGTTCGACTACGACTTCAACAACATCGACGGATCAACAGTTAAAGAGGACGACGAGAACCTTCATGGCATCGTTGGCCTACACGACATCAAGCCCAAGCTGGGGCGGCAGCACAACCAGTCGCCCAAGGATGTCCTCAAGCACCACTACTCTCAGTTCTGCCAGCCCGAGTTTTGGTTGCCTAAGCCGCGCACCATTGCACCACTAGACGACCTCGACGTACAGCTTGCAGCGTCAACAATTGGCAAATTCGACGATGGTAAGCGCATTGCCGATAAGCTCAAGGTAGAACGCCCCAATGACCACCGCGCAGCCTACAACCGAGGCTGGTACGAACTGCGAGACGGCAACATCCAAGAGGGCTACAAGCTCCTCCACCGTGGGCGCAAGGTAGGCGTCTTTGGCAACAGCCAGCCTAATACCCCGCAGCCTGAGTGGGATGGGCGCAGCGGCAAAACCATCCTGCTTTACCTAGAGGGCGGCTTGGGCGATCAACTGCATCAGGTGCGCTACACCCGCGAACTCCGCTCCAACGGCTTCAGTCCGATTGTTAGCTGCTCTGGGGAGCTTGTTTCGTTTATTTCGTCTACGGATTTGGCTGATGCCGTAGTGCAGCACGGGGCAGAGTACGGGGTCTATCACGACTATTGGATGGCTGGGATGTCGTCCCCGATGTACCTTAACCTCAAGGCAAACACGATTCGCGGAGACTCCTACATCCATCAAGACTTCACCGTTCAAGGTAAGAAGCTGCGGGTTGGTTTGCGCTGGTCAGGCAACAAGACCTTTGAGGCCCAGCACCACAAGCTGTTCCCGGCCCACCTGTTCTTCGATGCCGTCAAGCGAGACGACGTGGAGTTTATCTCCCTCCAGCGGGACGCCGACCTAGAGCACAAGCCTAGCTGGGTGCAGGACGTACCCCTTCAGACGTGGCACGATACCCATAAGGCCGTAAGCTCTTGCGACCTCGTAATCAGTAGCTGTACGTCCGTAAGCCACCTGTCCGCAGCAATGGGTGTCCCCACTTGGGTTGTCATTCCAATTATGGGGTATTATCTGTATGCCGAACCCGGCGACCAGACGCCCTATTACAACTCCATGCGGTTGTTTCGCCAACAGAAGTACGGCGACTGGACCCACCCTTTTGAACAGATTAAGAGCCTAAACTATTCCCATGAACTACTGTCTTGTTGAGAACGGCGTCATTGCCGATGGTCCCCGCGCACTACCTAAGTCGTGGCGAAACATCTCTGGCCTCGATATGCTGGACAATGACAGCCTGCGTGAGCTTGGCTGGCTCCCTGTCCGTCTTGAGGAAGGTGATGTTCAAGAGAAGTTTGTCGGCTCCATCTTCGCCATCCTCCCCAGCGAGGTGGTAGAGACCAAGCTCTGGCGTGGCTACACCGCCGAGGAGCAGGCTGAGATTGATACGCAGAAGGCTGCTCAGGTGCGCCGCGAGCGCAACATTAAGCTGACTGAGTGTGATTGGACTCAGCTTAACGACACGCCGCTGGATAACGCCGCTAAGATCCAATGGACGGCTTATCGTCAGGCTCTCCGCGATGTTCCCTCTCAGGCAGGGTTTCCGCATAATGTAGTTTGGCCCACAAAGCCTTGATATACTAAGTCATGGCTCAAATTCAAAAAGGCACCACCTACGGGACGACCTCGCCGTCGAACCTTGTATCGGCAACCAATCTCAACGACCATGTTGATAATGCCGTGCTGCTCCCCGGTGCCGTTACGGATCAAACGGCCAAGACGGTGCTGGCGGATGCCGACACGATTCTGGTGCATAGCTCAGCGGACGTAGCCCTCCGCAAGACGACGGCTGCTCAGGTGTTTGCCAGCCCGCGCCCTATTGGCTCTTCTACGGCCTCTTCCGGCAAGTTTACGAGCCTTGAGACCACAGGACAGTACAAGGGTGCGGTAACTACCGTAGGTGCCTTAGATATCAATTGCGCGCTGGGCAACTACTTCATCAAGACGATTAACGCCAACAGCACGTTCACCTTCAGCAACGTCCCTTCTGGAGCATATGCGTTTGCCCTTGAGGTGGAAAATACGTCTGGAACGATTACTTGGCCCGCTACGGTTAAATGGCCAAACGATATAGCCCCAACCTTAGCCACGGGCAAGACCCACCTTTTTGTGTTTGTTACTGACGATAGCGGCGCACGCTGGCGGGCTATGGGCCAAGTAAACTACACGACATGAGCTGGTGGTCTGAGCTTCTCTTTAATGCTGGCACGGGCGGTCTGTTTGGACTGTTCGGCAGCGTTGCTACGTCGGTGATTCGCATCTGGGAGAAGAAGCAGGACAACAAGTTTGCGTTGGATATGCTTGATAAGCAAGCTGCTAGTGCTGAGGCACTTGCGGCATGGAACGCATTTGCGGCATCACAGTCCGCATCTGCAAGCGACATGACCGAGAAGGTGGCTCCGTGGGCAGCTAACGTCCGCGCCGTTACCCGGCCATTCCTGACCATTGGATTGGTCCTCGGTTCTTTCACCAGCTTCTTCCTAATCGAAGACCAGTACCTAAAAGTAGAAGCTATCCAGAGCTTTATGATGTTGGCTGGAACCTCCGTTGCTTGGTGGTTTGGTAGCCGGATGACCAGCCTGATTCGCAAATGATCTTCGACAACGACATCGTGAAGGTATTTGCCGTTACCGTTGGAGGCTCATTGGGAACGATTACACTTACTCAAGTGAATGAAATCGCTGCCTT